ATGAATGAAGATGAACTGTCATTAGAATTGCAATTTGACGACTTTATAGATGTCAAAGAAGCATTTAAGACTCCAGAAGACAAGTCTAAATCTGAAGAACTAGAACAACCTATTACTATTGATCCTATGGAGGATCTTAGAAATGCTGTTAAAAATAGTGAAAAAGAGGAAGATAAAGAAGAAGACAAGAAAGTAGAAGTACAAGAAGAAGTTGAAAAAGATGAAGATGAAGATATTACTGAAGATCAAAAAGCTATTTTTCAACAAGTAGTAGATCTTCGAGAAATGGGTGCTTTATTTTTACCAGATGAATATGAAGTAGAAACTTTAGAAAAAGCTATTCAAGATTCAGAATTATTTAGAAATAAAGTAGCTGTTAATACAGTATTTGAATCTATTCCTGATGCTGAAATTCCTGGTATAGGTAATGCAAAAGACTTATTTGCATATCTTTATGAACATAAAGGTAAAAGTGTTGAAGACTTTAAAAACAATTTTGGTGTATCAGCATTTGATCCAGCTAAATTTGATTTAGAGAAGGAATCAGATAGAAAGAAAATTTTAGACATATTCTTTACAGAGAAAGGTTTTACTGAAGTAAAGAAGGCTAAAATGATTGACAAAATATTTGAAGATGTAGAAGATGAACAAGAAGCTAAAGATGCTTTAGATGAACTCACTACAATGAGTGCAAAGCGTAGAGCTGAACATCTTCAAGAACTTCAAGAACAAGAAATACTTAAAGAACGAGAAGCACAAGAAACTTTTAATGCTTTAAGTGGTATTCTTGAAAAGAATGATATAGTAGGTGGATTTCCAATTGGAAAAGATGAAAAACCTAAAGCACTTAATTCTTTATATAAACAAGTAAATGTTGGTGGTAAAGTTATGACAGATTTCAATTTTAGATTGAATAATGTTGTTCTTCAACAACCTGAACTTACAATTGCTTTATCAGCATTTCTTAATACACTTTCACAAGATGAAAAAGGAAAAGTATTCTTTGATTTATCTAAATTTGAAAGAAAAGAAAAAACAAAAGTAGTATCTAATCTAAAACAAATTGCTGGTAGAGTACAAGCTGGATCTAAAAGATTCACTTCTTCAGCAGAAGATACTATAGATAAAAAAGGGAAATTTAAATGGGATTCAGTTGTAGATTTCAATGATTTATAACAATCTATTATTTATATTTATTAATTAACAACAAAAACAAAAACAAATGCTATTTAACAACATTTCGGCTATTCAGACGAGAAAGTATGATGCTATTGGCGGAAAGTTTTATGATTCAGATATGCTTGTCCAGGCATACGATATGGGTAAACCCCACGTATTTGACAAGTTGATGGGTCAGCTTTTCTCTTCTACAGACATATTTAATGGTAAACCATTAATTGGTATGACTATGGCTAAGGGTAAGATGGTAGAGATTGACAATGAGATTTATCGTTGGAAACTCTTAGGTGCACAAGAAAAAGCTCTACGTTCAGTAGAAGTTCTTGATGGTATCACTTCTAGCTCTACTCCAGGTATTAATCAACAATCATTCCGTATTAAGCTTGATGAAGGCTGGTATACGTACCCTGATGTAATTGAAGGTGAACATGATGATTACAAACTAGAAATTCTTGAAGGTCCAGTTCAAGATGGTAATGGCTACATTTATGTAGTTAAGTTACAAACAGATAATTATGCTAAATTCTTCCCACCTAATCTATTAGATCCAGGTAAGGAATTTACTAAGGTGTGGACATCAGTAGTAAGTGAATTTAATCAAGACTTTGGTACTATGCAGTTTGGTTCAAGCTTTGAACTAGAATGTCAAGTAGGTGCTTTTGCTGATGAGTTTACAGTAACTGATAAAGCATTTAGAGAAGACAATCGTATGATTGGACTTCCAGTTCCATATAAAGATGAATCAACTGGTAAGGTGAAAGTAGGTGATAAATTTATGCCTATTGCACAAGCTAAGTTGGAAGATCAACTTTATAAAGATATGGAATATCAAATGTGGAAAGGTGAAAAGACAACCTCTATGGATCCTACCACAGGACGTATGAAGAAAACTGGTCCAGGTTTGAGACAACAACTTCGTGATGGTCATATTCACTACTACAATGGTGCTTTGACTGAATCTATGTTATATGACTACTTAGATGCTATATTCTTCTCACGTGTATCTCAAGGTAATCGTAAGATTACTGCTATGACAGGTTCAATGGGTGCTATTGCATTCCACAATTTGTTAGCTACATCTGCAAGTTCATTCTTGACAGTAGATACTAACTACATTTCACGTGTAGGTAAAGGAGCAGTAAGACACTTGAGTTATGGTGCACAATTTGTACACTATCAAGGTTTGAATGGTATTGAAGTAGATTTAGTAATAAATCCTCTTTATGACTCTGCATTATTCTGTAAGAGAATGCACCCAGTTTATACCAATAAACCAATTGACTCTTGGAGAATGACATTCCTAGACTTTGGTGAAAGTGATGGTGAAGACAATATCTCTATGCTAAGTGTGAAAGACACACGTATGTATGGTTATATTGAAGGTACTATCAACTACAAAGGTCAGCCTATTAAGGGTGGTGCAATTAATAACAAAGTTGCAGGAGTTGAATTCGTAACTGCTGGTACAGCAGGTCTTTGGATAAAAGACGTATCACGTTGTGGTGAAATTATATTTGACCCAAGTGTCTAAAAATTGTTAAAAATTAATAAAATATCGCCACAAAGTTGGTAATCTAGAAGTAATTTCGTATATTTGTATTCTAAATAAATATAAAATATGAAAGAAGTAAAAGGACTAATTTTAGACGAGAATTTTAAAGAAAGGAACTCTGTAGTAGGACAACAAATTGGAGAAATTAAAATTTTGAAAGTTGTGGGTTATACTACAGAGACATCCAATCTAAGAATAACAAAGAATACAGTTTATGAATGTGAATGTAAATGTGGACAAATATTTCAAGGAAGAGCGAGAGATATAAAACAAGGAAAAATATTATCTTGTGGTTGTAGAAAAAAAGAAAATGCTAGAAAACTAGGTTTATCAAATTTAATAGAAGATGAGGAACAAGTTCCTTTAAATTGTGCTTATTCTACTTATCAAAAAGGATCTTTAAAAAGAAATTTAGATTTTCAAATTACTAGAGAAGAATTTTCAACCATCACATCTCAAAATTGTTTTTATTGTAATTCTGAGCCAAAACAATCTTATTATTATGCAACAACTAGAAAAGTTAGAGTTTTTAATGGGTTAGACAGAAAAGATAATAACAAAGGATATACATTAGATAATGTAGTTCCATGTTGTAAAACTTGTAATTTTGGAAAACATAATTTAACATATACTGAATATTTAGACTGGATTCAAAGATTAATAAAATATCAAATAAGTCTGTTAACTTCTCAGACTTCAGAAAAAGAAAAAGAAGAAATTAAATAATTAAATGGCTATAAAAACTGGACAAGTATTTGTCTACAAAATTGCAAGACCTTCTGCAAGTAAAATTACTGAAATAATCAATGGTAAAAATCAAAAAAGATTAAATCAGACTAAAATAGATGGTAAAATAAAAGAAACATTTCAAGTTCCTTTAAGTGGTTCAACAAGAAAGTTAGCTACAGGTCTTGATAAGGAAGTTGATAATCCTTTAAAAGGAGAACAAATCAATAATCCTGCGTTTCAATTTCTCGCAACACAAGATAAAGCTTTGTTACAACATCTAATAGAATATAAATATAACTTTGATAAAGGTTATTTAAATAGTATTCCAGCAGATATTAATAATAAAAAGCATTTAGAGAATCCTTCATTTTATCAAACTTTTAGATATAAGTTAAATGATGGTCTTACTGTTCTTAACCTCAATAATATTGATGATTTGCTCGCATATTATTCAATGCTTGAACATCATAGATTTGCCAATAGTAAAAAAGAATGGGAAGCTGGAAAGTTTCCTAGTGCTGATTACTATCTTGCCGAGATGGATGAGACTGAAAATGAGAAATATAGTAAGAAACAATATAAAGATCGTGCGAAGTCTGAACTTAGCTTGGGTAAAGTTGCAGATTCAGATACTCAAAAGAAATTTGTAAAATTATTGTTACCTCAAATATCTAAAGGACGTCTTACTGATGCACAAGCATATAATGCTTTGTCAGAAGGAATTGACAACAATGAAAGATATAAAGATGGAGAAGAATTTATTGTTAAATACAATAAGTTAGTAAAACTTCTTCAAGATGCTCCGGGTAAAGCAAGATTTAATGCTCTGGTATTACTTCAGGAAGGAGTTAATACATATGTTCTTACTGATAAAGGTGGAACATATAATTGGGTAGCTAAAGACTTGATTATAGGTGCATCTAAAGAAAAAGCAATAGATTGGATTCTAGATCCTAATAAAGCAGATTTAGTTCAGGAACTAGAAGAACAAGTGATTACACGTAAAGATAAATACGAATTAATATAAGATGAATATAAATTATATCTATAGTCTTTCAAGTTCTGAAGATCCATCTAATATTAGATATATTGGTAAAACTAAATTAGTTAATCAAAGATTAAAGCAACATATAAAAAGAGCTTTAAACAAAACTGATAAAAGAACATATAGGGATAATTGGATAAAATCAGAGCTATCAAAAGGAAATGATATAATTTATAATATTATAGAAGAATGTAATGAAGAAGTTTGGAAAGATAGAGAAAAATATTGGATTTCTCAATATAAAAATACAAATCTAACAAATCTTACTGAAGGTGGAGAAACATCATCAATAGTAGGAGAGAAACATCCAATGTATAATAAAATTGGTTCAGAATCTCCAAACTTTAATTTAACTAGGAAAGTAAATGTACCAAAACAGATTAGTAGAAGATTTCGTAAATCTAAATCAGTGACAGCTTATAATTTAGATGGTAGTATTTTTAGAGAATATAAATCAATAAGAGAAGCTTGTTTAGAATTAAATTGTAGAAAAGAAAATATTTCTATAGTTTGTCGAAAAGAAAGAAAAACCTATTTTGGATACAAGTGGGAATATTCAAATAATAAACATTTTAATGTACTACAAATAGATAATAAAATGCAAATAGTAAATAAATTTGAAACTTTTAAAGAAGCTTCAGTATTTACTAATGTGAATTTATCAAATATTTGTCGAGCTACTAAAAGATGTATAAAAGCTGGAGGCTACTACTGGAAGGTAGTTGAATAATATCAATATACAAGAATTACATTATCAATTTAAAATTGGTGTAGATAAAATAGATAGTCTAAAGACTAGAAATTTTCTTCCTGCTGAAATAGATTGGCTTTTAAATGAAGCTTCTTTATTATATCTAAGGCAAGAATATGGTCCACCTGAAGGATTTGAAGTAACTCAAAGAAATACAGATAATTTATCTTCTTTAGTTATTAAATCTCCTAGTGCAGATCAACCAGCAATTAATGCTGTTCCTGTAATAGGAAATTCAGGCTGTTATGAAGCATCATTAGATCAACTTACTTATCCATATTTATTTATGATAAGAATGAGAGCTAGAGCAACAAAAGCAGGTTGTGGAACTAAAAATATAGAAGTAAAGGTAATTCAACATGATGATTTAACTACAGTATTACGTAGTCCATTTGAAGGACCAGATTATGATTGGTATAGAGTACCAGTAGTATTTGCTAAAAAACAAGGTGCAAATGGATCTTCATCTATATATTTATATACAGATGGATTATTTACTATAGATGCAGTTTTTCCTGAATATATTAAAATGCCAAAGAAAGTATTTTTTGGAGGATATACATCATTAGATGGTCAATATACTCCTTCAAGTCCACAAGTTACTTTAGATTTTCCAGAAGGAATACATCGTAAAATTGTAGATATAGCAGTTCAAGAAGCTAGAAGAGATATTGGAGATCCTAATTTTCAATTATCTTTACAGAAAAATTCACAAAATGATTAATTTTTTATTTTAATAACAACAAAAACAACAAAAACAAATGGCAACTTCAATTCGTGGGTCTAAAAGACCTGTAGAAAAAGTCCTAGTAGTTAAGACAACACAAGACCTGCCTACTGATGGTACACCACTTTCAGGTGCAGGAGGCATAGTGAATCTTAATGATGGACAAGTTGGACTATTGGATGTAACTCCAGGAAGTTCAACCTTTAATCAATTTTTTAATAACGCAGGTAGTCTTGATTATACTCAAGTTCCTGTAGCTAAAGTAGTACAAGGCACAGATATGTCTGCTACTCCAAGTCAAGCTCGTATTCCTTTTACACGTAGACCTTATGAAGATAGTCATGCTATTATAGGTAAACAAGTAAAAAGTTATACTGGTAAAGTATATGCAGGTCCTAAAGAATCTGCAAGTGTAGTTCCAGTAACTAGTGCAAATGCAGTAGAACTTTCTAAATATTCTCTTAATATCTCTTTTAGAGGTCGTAGAGTGACAGAATTTGATTCAGGTATTCAAGCAGTAGTTCGTAAAACTGTAGAATATAATACACCAGATTATACAGCTCTTGCTACTACAAATCCTAATGATGATATTGTACAAAATCTTTGTTTTCAAGTGAATCAGAACTCTAGACAGTTTAATGGTACTTTTGGTAACTTAGGTGGAAATTGGGCAGTAATTGCCTTTGCAGTAGACCTTTCAGGTGGTGCGGGTGTAGCTATTAACTCAGCTGTTTCAACTTCAGTTCCAGTTGTAGTAAGTAATTCTGGTACACAGAGTATTACTATTACTCAAGAATTGTTTGATACTTTTGCAGATGTAGTTACTAATACAGCACTTACTGGTGCTTCAACAATAGAATTAATTGACCCTACTACTTTTGGTAGTGGAACAGCAGATTACATTCTATTAGTAGCTTTAAGTGAAGTTCCAGCTTATATAGATCGTGATCCAACATTGCATCTACGTATAGATCTTGGTGCAGGAGATAAATTCCAAGAACTTGCAGTAAGTCCAGTAGTAGGTTGTAATCCTTTTGAAGGAGAAGGTACTTATCGTCAATGGAAGATATATTTTGATAATACTAATGGTCAGAGAAGTTATTCTCAAAACCGTGACTTGTATCCAGTTCTAGTATATCCTACTAGTCTAGATCCAACTGCTACATATTCAGCTCTTATATTGGAGCATTATGATAGTGCACAAGTTCAATTTACTGGAACTTCAATTAGTCCTTTAAAGACTGTTGTATTGATTCCAAGTGGTTCAGCAAATCGTCAAAATATTGTTGATGCATTTAATAACTGGTTAGCTCCAAGCTTCCCTCCTGTTACACTTTAATCATTATTGGGGAGTTAATTCTCCCCTTTATTAAATAACAAAATAAAAAATAAATAAAATGCCGAATTTAAAATATAAACAAAAAGTAAGGTTTGCTCAAACAGCTACTGCTACTTTAGCAAGTTCTGCTTCTGAAACAACTCTTGTATCTACAGGTGTAGGTTCAGTAAGTGTAACAAAAAACTCAATTGCTGTAGGTAAAACTTTTAGAGTATCTGGTGCAGGCGTATTTTCTAATACAGGAACTCCTACGCTTGATTTAAAAGTATATCTAGGTAGTGTAGTAGTACTTGATTCAGGTGCTATAACTACAGTTACAACAGCTTCTAATAGAGAATTCTTATTCTCTGGTCTAATAACCATTAGAAGTATTGGTGCATCTGGAACAGCTTTTGCACAAGGAACTTTTACAGAAACAGCTACAACTGGTTCAGGTAAAGTATATCCTATGTCTAACACGGCTACAGTTGCAGTAGATACTACTGCTAATCTAGCATTTGATGTTACAGCTCAATGGGGTGCTAGTTCAGCTAGTAATACTATTAGCTTGACAAATCTCTTAATAGAAGAACTTAATTAATAAAAGGGGTAGAAATACCCCTTATTTTTATAAAAAACTAAACAATAATAATGTTTAAACCTAAAATATTTATACCTTCTAATGTAAGGTCTGACAAAAAAGATAATGTTCTTATTACTGATGTATTAAGAAATAAGTCTATAAATCTATTAGAATGGTTGGGAATAGATTTACTAAATGGAAGTACAACTAAATTCCTTTCTGAAAAAGGAACTTATGAAACAGTAAGTGCTATAACCCCTTCTGCACCAACAAATTCTATTCAATATAATAATGCAGGAGCTTTTGGTGGAGATGCTAATTTTACAAGAAATCCTACAACTTTTGCTACGGTTATTACTGCTTTTTCATCTCCTGGAGTTGGAAGTGGACTTAGTTTAACTAATTCGATTACTCAGGTAGGATACCAAAATACTGGATTGGGTAATGTTGCTACTTTTAGAGCTGAACCTACTTTTTCTCAATTAAGGTACGGAACCACTTCTACAGACTTAAGAGTAACAGCTAATGCTACAAATTTAAGAATAGGAGATGTTGGTTCATTATTTAACGATACTCTTATTACCTTAGATGATATAAATAAAACTATTGTAGCTTCAGCTAATGGTGCTACATTTGGTATAACTACTAATGCTATTACAGGTAATCAAGGTTTTATAGCTGAAACTACAGATGGTGATAATTTATATAGCATTGTTAATGATATTACATCTGCTACTGACCACTTTGCAGGATTAGTTAGTAATAATACTTTAACAGGACAAGGAGCATCTTTACTTGCATCTTATGATTTAGGAAGTGATGAACATGGAGTTGTAATAAATTGGGATAGTGCTACACCTGCTGAAAGTACAAGATTTACAAGCAATTCGGATGGTATAAAATTTTTAAATCAAGCAACTCTGGATGTATTTTTCCAAGTAGATATTACAGGTAATGTAATCCTTCCACAAATAGGAACTTATGTAGATGATGCAGCAGCAGCAACAGGTGGTGTTCCTATAAATGGTCTTTATAGAGAAACAGCTACAGGATATGTAAAAGCAAGAATTTCTTAAATAATATAAAATATGGCATTTCAACCAAAATTCACAGTATCACTAGGAAGTGATTGTCACTCATTTATAATTACAGATACAACTGGTAATTATAATGCTAGTACAAATCCTACAGGATGGGGTACACCTAATCCTGCTACTTCAGATGCTACTAGAATTACATTATCAGTTAAAAATTTATATACAAATATAACTTATGATGATATAGTTGCACTAGCATATACAACAGCAGTAACAGTATTTCCTACATCTGATTTAGAAATAGATGGAGTATCTATTGGTGATGTACTAATGCCTGATGGTTTATATGAATTTACTTATACAATTGTTATAAGTGATACTACAACATATATAGCTACATCAAACAATATATTATTATGTGAATCATGTTGTAAAATAAAAACTATAGCAGCAAATTTAGATTTAGATTGTGGATGTTGTAATGATCCTTGTGCAGATGATATATGGAAATTTCTACAAGTTTATACAGAATTAAAAATTATAGAATATTCAGGTTATTGTGGTAGTTCGTCAAATATATTTAAAAAAATTAAATCACTTCAATCATTACTTAAACATTTTGATTGTAAAAATTGTTAAACTATGGGATGTGGATGCATTGATTGCACAAATATAAAAGTTCCTGTTGGACCAGCAGGTCCTACTGGAGCAACTGGAGCAGCAGGTAGTAATGGAACTAATGGAACTACAGTACTACATAATGATATATCTGATAATCCTACTATTGGAATAGGGCCAGAGATTCTAAAAACTTATCCTTTACCTTTAAATACTTTAACTACTGATGGTAGTTATATTGAAGTAATGACTAGATTTAGAACTACTTATCCTACAGTAAATACATCAACTAAAACTGTTTCATTAAACTTTAATGGTACACAAATAGTTGTTTATTTATTTTCAGCTTTAACTGTTACAGATGTTGAGTTATATGCTACTATAGAGAGAAACAGTAATACTTCTGCTAAAATTAAAGTAAGTATAGAATCACATGATCGTATAAATAAAACATATGATAGTTATTCATACGCATATAATAGTAGTGGAGGATTAGATTTTACAACAACAGCTTATCCAATTACAGCTAGAGGAAATTCTGATCAGGCAGGTGATATTACATGTGAATATTTAACAGTTTTAAAATATACAAAATAATGAATAACTCAATAGGTTTAATAAGTATTGGTTCTTTAGGTGGAACATTTACAGTAGATCATGATCATTTAGCAGATACATATTGGTTATTTCCAACAGGAGGTAGTACAATAACATTAGCTAATGATGTGACTATAAATACAACAAATCAAGCTAATCCTTTAAGTAGTTTTTATTTCTTAATTAAACCCGGTGATTTTGATTTAAATGGACATACACTTACTATATTAGGTAAGTCTATATCTCAAACTCAAATAGACGCAGGATTTTTAATGTTTTGTAACTTTTCAGATTCAGCATTAACTCCAGGTTTTACAGATATAAGTCAAATTACTTTCTTTTATTCTGATGGTTCTACACAAATTATAAATGGTAGTGAAATAGTTAATGAAAGTATTACTTTAGCAAAAATTGAAGATTTAGCAAGAGGTTCTATAATCAGAGGTTATACTTCTGATAGACCTACAGCATATGATGCTAAAGGTAATGCAAAAATACTTATAGGGGATGGAACAGATATTAATTCTGTATCAGTAACTGGTGATATTACTATTACTAATGCTGGTGTAACAGCTATAGGAGCTAATAAAGTACTTACAACTAACATATTAGATGATAATGTTACTAATGCTAAGTTAGCTAATATGAATGCTACAACAGTTAAAGCTAATATTACAGGTAGTTCAGCTAATCCAGCTGATGTAAGTATAAGTACATTCTTTAATACTTATGGATGGTCTATATTAGGTAATTCAGGAACTACTGCTGGTACAAACTTTATAGGAACCACAGATAATCAGGATTTAGTATTTAAAGTTAATAATATAGAATCTGGTAGAATAAATATATCAGATTATAATACATTCTTTGGTAGAGAAGCTGGTTTATTACCTACTGGACAATATGGAGTAGGTGTAGGAGAGGGTGCATTAAGTGGTAATTCAGGAGATTCTTGTGTAGCACTAGGTTATTTAGCGGGTGGAGGTAATACAGGAAATTCTTTAATTGCAATAGGAGGTTCAGCAGGAGACACAAATACAGGTGATAGAGTAGTTGCTATAGGTGGATTATCAGGAGAGTTAAACACTTATGATGATGCAACTTTAGTAGGATATAATACTGAAGCTACTGGAATTAATGCAATTGCATTAGGTAAAGATGCTAGTGCAGGAGCAAATGAATTTGCAATTCCTACAGGAGTAACTAAAATTAAATGGAGAGGAGTATCATATACCTTACCAGCAGCTGATGGAACAGCAGGACAAGTTCTTACAACTAATGGTGCAGGGGTTTTAAGTTGGGCTTAATTAATAAACAAATATAAAAACAAACAAAAATGGCAATTAAAGCAATTCATTTAGACAATAGAGTATTAAAAACACCTACAACTGGTGGAGAATTGAAAAATTTACAGAGTACTACAAATCTTAAAGAATATATAGAAAGTATCATAAGTGCTCAACCAACAGAATTCTTTGCAGATGGAACCGCAGCTGCTCCTTCAATTACATTTCAAGGAGATAGTGATACAGGTATATTCTTAGGTGGTAATAACATTCTAGGATTCTCTGTAAATGGAACTAAAGTATTAGATGTTAGAACTGCTCAAGTTACTTCAATAGGTAATTTTGTATTGCAAAATTATAATATAATTCTTGGAACTAGTACAGGTACTAAAATAGGAACAGCAACTTCTCAAAAACTAGCTTTTTGGAATGCAACTCCAATAGTTCAACCTACTACAGCAGTAACAGCAGCAGCTTTTGTTGCTAATAGTTCTGGTATTAGTGATGATACAGCAACATTCGGTGGTTATACTGTTGGACAAGTAGTAGCAGCTCTTCAAGCAGTTGGAATTTTAGCATAATAAATAAAATATGGCAATAACACAAACTTGTAAAGATAATTTTGTTGCAATGTTCGCTTGCAAAATCAATACATTAGCTGATAAATATGAAACAGCACTTGAAATAGGAAGTGACTGTGCAGATACTTATTTATTTCAATTAGAAGTAGCTATAGCTTTGAATGAAATATTATGTAGTATTGATATAGAAGAAGAATCTTGTCTAACTAATGACCAAGTTTGTGATATTGTTGAGAAATTGAAATATATACTAAACAAATCTTGTAATTGTTAGAATGGAAAATAAATTAGATACAGCAGTAGCATTCCTTTCAGGAGATTTATTAACAACAATATTATTATCTGTGAATTACCCAGAACTTCATTGGTTACCACCTGTAATACATGGTGTGTCAATATTTATTTATGGAATAATTGGTGGTATGGGAGGTCTATTAGGAAAAAAGATAATTGAATGGACAGAAAAAAGAAAATGGAAATCAAAAAAGAAATAATTTGGAGTAAAATAACAAATAATAAAAGGCTAATTTTAGAAGTATCATTAGCCTTTTTTTTGCTATTTTCATTATATAGAAATTTCACTTCATATAATGAATCAGATAGAACAAAGAAAGAAGATTTAATAAGAAAAATTGATGAAAAGATTGCTAAAGACCAAGAGGTTCTTAAAACAATTCAATTAAGTATAGATTCTATTCATTTAGAAAATAAATATTTAATGCAGTCAATAGATGGTACTCTACTTTCACTAAAGAAATTAGAAAAAGTAAGATATGAAAAAGTTAATAACATTCGTAACAACCCTCCTGATAGCACAATTAGCTATCTCACAAATAGATACAAGTCTAAACTACCCTAGAATAGCTTATCCTAAAGAGATAGTACAAGATACTTGTGTAGAATTTACCATAGAACAAGCTAAACAAGCTGCTATAGATGGTATAAATTCTGATTCATATAAAGAAGAATCTGATAGTTTAAAGTCAGTAGTATCTGATTATCAAGTATTTGTAAATCAAAAGAACTTTGAAATAAGACAATTAAACTTTGATATAAGTGTTAGAAATGATATTATAGACAATTATAAACTAGAAAAGAATAAATATAAAGAATGGTGGGAAAAAAGTGAAGTAAATCTTCATTTAACTAAGAAAGTAGATAAAATTGTATATCCTATTTTAGGTGGAATAATACTAACTACAGTTCTATATATAGTAATATCATCTGCAACAGGTTTATAATAAATAAAAAATTAACAACTAATAGTTGGTAAATTAAAAATTATTTTGTATCTTTGTAGTCAATTTAAAAATAACTAAAACAAATCAATGGATAATAAACAAGGTTTAATTAATGACTTATTAAATAATGGTAAAGGAGATAGAAACTGGTTAGATATTGCAAAGCAATATGAAATTGGTGAAGGTTTAACTAATGAACAAAGAAGTAAGAAAGCTAATGATATATACAGAGCTTATTTAAAGAAAGAAAATAAGAATTTAGAAGATTTTGAAAAGAATTCTAAAGTAAAAAGAGTTTCTAAATGGCAAAATTCTCAAGGTAAATGGTTACAATCTATTGCATATGAAGCTAATACACAAGATAAATTTGATTCAGAGAAGTTTAAAGCTGATTTGATTAAATCTATTTCAGAGTATGAACTTCCTAAGTTTGAGAAAACTCATTTAAACTATAATTCACTATGTGCTGTAATCAATCTATATGATGCTCATATTAGCTCATTATGTAGTAAAAATGAGACAGGTGTAGATAGTGATACAGATTCTAGCATTGTGAAGTTTGAGAAGTGTTTTGACGAGCTTTTAACTACTACTGAAGCATTTATTCCTGAAGTTATTATATTTCCAATAGGAAATGATTTCTTACATGAAAATTCTGCTAGTAATACTACTAAGAAAGGAACTAAATTAGATGTAAGTGGTAATCACTTTGATAATTTTACTAAAGGTTTATCACTTTTAAGAAAATGTATAGATAAATGTAGTCAGGTTTCAAGAGTATATGTGCCATTAATTGCAGGTAATCATGATACAGATTCGACTAATTATTTAGCTACTGCATTAGAAGAGATATTTAAAGATAATTCAAATGTAGAAATTGATGCTAGAAGAATTACCAGAAAGTATTTCAAATATGGTAAAAACCTTATTGGATTAACACATGGTGATAACATTAAAATGGATCAATTACCTCTTATAATGGCTGTAGAACAACCTCAACACTTTGCAGATACATCTGAAAGAATATGGTTAACAGGACATGTACATCATCTACAAACTAAAGAATTTCCAGGAGTTAGTGTAAGAAGTTTAAGAGGATTAGCAGATACAGATAAATGGCATTTTGACAATGGATTTATAGGCTCTAAGAAGCAAGGTAGTGTAATGTTATTCCAACATGATGAAGGATTGAAATCAGAGTTTACATGCAATATTAAGTAATGAATCTATATAATGATGAACGAGTAAAACAATTTTTGAAAATATATAATGAAAATGGTGGTCAATGGCTACCTAAAGATAAAAACAATATTATGAAAGAAGGATTAACAAAATGGTTTACAACAGCAATTGAAAATAGTAGGAATTTATTTAAAGAATTAGAAAGTAAGATTCCAGCACTAGAAGTAGAAGTTAAAGTAAGTTCATTAGATGAAGGTATAATTACAGATAAAACTATAGAAGGTTTTATTAGTAAAGAAACATACTATCTTAAAGCATCAGAGAATGGAAAGAAATTTAACTATACTCATGAGATTACAGATAGTGATGATATTGACTTCATAAGAATAAATGCTTTTAAACAATTTGAAGCATGGAAAGAAACAAAAAAGCTTGAAAAACAAGAATTAGAAACAACAAATTAAAACAAAAATTATGGCAAAGAAAAGTACAGCTCCATTTAAAATGAGCAAAGGAATTTTATCTAAGAAAAGAAGTGTGAGTAAAGGTAATAATCCTTCTCCAGTAAGAAAACCTAGCAATAAGAAAGTTTGCTAAAGCATAAGGGAGATTAAATTCTCCCAATATTGTAAGAGAAGCTAACTTGGTAGAAGCGTTGGTCTGAAAAGCCAGATGAGTAAGTTCAATTCTTACCTCTTACACAACTAAATTAATAGATTATGAATGGTAATATGAATCACACGCAGCGAAATGTAATAATGCTGCTAAAACGTATTGTACGTGCTTTACAAAACATAAATAGACAACCTCAATAAATGGCAAATATAAATCACACCCAGACCAACGTAGAGGTCTTATTACTACAAGTAGCAAGACTTCTAGAGTATCTGGAAGCTAATAGTATATCAGAAGGTTATTTCCTTCCAGTCTCTAATGATGGTGTTGGAGAAATACCAATTCCCCCAGCTAATAGTATATATTATAATACTACAACATCAAAATTGAATTATAGAGATTTTAGTAATGTTGATCATGATCTTTACTAATCCATATAAATTAGAAGAAGAATATTTTTGTGAATGTTATGAATGTAAGGAACATAGAAAAATTTCTATTCATACATTCAGAGCTATGAATAGAAAGAAAAATCCTATTTCCAAAAGATGTAGAAAATGTTTTGCTCTTTCTAACAAAATTGAAGATTATAAATTAGTATGTTTAATTTGTAAAAATCAATTTGAAGTGGATTCTGCTAGAATGTGTTTAGCAAGAAAAAAAGATTATAAATATTACTGTATTAATTGTAATAATAATGCTATATCTGAAAGAGGGGAAAAATATCGTTTTAAGAAAGGACATGTACCCAAAACTAAAGGTATTAATCCTAATAAAAAACAAGATGATTTATTAAGACAAAAAGAATGGGCACGTAATAACAAAAAATCTATCAATATTAAAAGACAATTAGTTAAATATTCTTTAGATTTGAAACAATATTCTTCATTATTAGAAGAACATAATAATTCTTGTGGTATATGCGGTATTCATCAAAAAGAACTAAAGAAATGTCTTTGTATAGATCATTGTCATATTACAGGTAAAGTGAGAGGTTTTCTCTGTTCTAAATGTAATAGTGGAATAGGAATGTTTAATGATAATATTAAAAATTTACAAAAAGCAGTTATTTATTTAAATAAATATATTAATGAGTAAGCTCAAAGAACATATTTCAACTATTACACAAATACTTAGTAATGGTCCTGTAAGTCAAAGTTTTCAATTTCCTGATCAAATGATATATTTCATTTTAAAGGATTTGAGAGCTAAAATGTTGAAACAAAAGATAGATGCTGGTAAGTTTGTTAATACACAAAATTATCAGACTATACCTTGTTTTAAGCTTGTTTTAGACACTTTAGAGGACTGTGAGTGCTATACAGCTGATTGTAAGGGATTACAGTCAGTGTGTAATTTACCACGTATTATAAGCTCTAATAAAGGATTATGGGTAGAAGGTGTATATGCTATTAACTCTAATAGACCTACGAGATTAGATAATATTACTTTAGATGAATTGAGATTAAGTCAATATTCTAAGACTATGAGTAATGTTAAAGGATGGTTTATTCATAAAGATAAAATGTATGTTACAGGATATGATAGATTAGCAGCTGTAAAAGTTGTTGCTTTATTTGAAGATCCTCTTGAGATATTAAATATGTCACCATCATGTGGATGTAATCCTGATGGTAGTCCTATATGTATAGACCCTTATGAAGCTGATTTTCCATTAGATGCTGATATGTCAAGAGATTTAAGAACTATGACATATGAAGAATTAATGAAGATAGGTATGATGATGCCTAGAGATAATGAAAATGATGCTAATATACCTAATCAGCGTCCTATTAATCAAAGAAATAATAATGGCTAAATGGACTCAAATGGCTACATACAAGAATTTCTATAAGTACTATACATATAGAAAATCACCTGAACATCATAAGTATGTAAATAAAGAGCAACATAAAGATATTTTAAAAGATTTATTCTCTGAAATAGAGAATATGATATTTGAAGGAGAAGTATATGATATTCCTTGGGGATTTGGTGAAATAAGAATCAACAAATTTAAATGTAAAAATAAACCAAGAAATTATAAGCAAGAAAAACTATATTTTGAAAGAACTGGTGAATGGAAAGAAATATACTTTCAAAACTTTCATACCGATGGATATAGATTAAAAGTAGCTTGGTATAGAAGAGGAGATCAATTTAGAAATAGATCTTTCTATAGATTTGAAGCTAATAGAGGATTAAAAAAAAGATTTGCAGACATATTAAGAACTACAGGTGATGTATCTAAATATATGCATTTCAATAAAGAATTAAGTAATCACTTACGTCACACAAAGACATTAATATAATGGTAACAAAATGGACAAATATTAAATCTGTTCTATTTGAATTAGAAAGATTTACTCCTAAAGATATTTATGATGAACAACGCTCTATAGAAGATTGCATGAGAGCAGTTGATTTTATAGGAGCTGTTCCTACTTATCAACAAGCTGTAAGATTTATTAAAGTAGAAAATTATAAAGCTTGTCTACCAATAGATTGTTTACAAATTATACAAATAGCTTATAAGCATAATTGGTGTGTAAATGAGCAGGATTTAGCTGATATAAGAGAAATGTTAGGGTATGATAATGACCCTTCACTAGAAGATTCTACATTACCTTTACAGGTATTATTAGATTCTAAAAGATTTACAAATCAGTGGAGACCACTTCGAGTTTCTACTAATTCATTTGCACTAGCAGTACATTGTGAGAATAGTGTTAATATTGGACATCCTTGTCAATATGAATATACAGTTACTCCTGATGGTTCTATGACATTTAATTTTAAAACAGGTTATATATGTGTAGCATATTACTGTTATCCTAAAGATTGTCATGGAAATTTCCTTATTCCAGATGTTGAAGATTATAAAGAAGCATTAAAGAATTTTTGTTTAATGACTTTATGGGAATTAAGATGGAATATGAAAGAAGAAGGAGCATCAGAAAGATATATGAAATATCAACAATTATGGGGTATATATAAAGCTAAAGCAGAGGCTTCTATAAGAATGCCTGATGTAGGAGAAGCTGAAAACCTTAAGAATATTCATACTAAATTAATTCCTAACACAAAAAGATTCAATAACTTCTTTTCTACTATGAATCAAGAAGAACACTTGGATATGGGAGGATTCTCATCACATTACTATTATAGACAATAATGACACAACCAGATAATCAAGTAACACAATTAATTAAAGGAATGGTTACTGATAGTAATTATCAGAATCAGCCAGATGGTTCATGGCGTTTTGCACTTAACTTAGTAAATTCTACTAGAGAGGGAGATCTCGGTTATGTAGTTAATGAATATGGTAATACACAATGTAGTAATCTTACAATAGATAGTATTAATTATCTTGTTGTAGGAGCTATTAATTTACTTGAAAATCAAGTAGTATTATTTCTTGCTACGTCAGATCAAAGTAACTCAGCTATTGTAATACAAGATGGATGTAATCTTACTACAGTAGTTAATACTCCATGTTTAAGTTTTTCAGAATATCATCCTATCACAGGTATTGCAAAGATTAGAAGAGGTTGTAATAGAGTTATTTACTTTAGAGATAGTTATAATTCAGATAGAAGTATAGATTTAGATGAAATATTAAATAATCCAAGTGATAACCAATATTTTGATGGTACTTGGCATTGTGAGTTATTTAAAATGAATCCTGACTTTGATTTTCCATGTATAGATTATATTCAGACAAACAATTCTGGTGGTAATTTAAAACTTGGAATGTATCAATTTGGAGTAGCTCTTGGAGATGCTGATTTAAATTTTACAGGAATATTAGCTGTAACACAACCTATTCCTATTACACAAGGTGTATTAAATACTGATGTAAATCAAATAGAAGGTGGTAATCCATTAATTGAATCAACTAATAAGAGTATTCAATTACAATTTACTAATTTAGATCAAGATTATGAATATATAAAAATTTATGTAATTGAGACTATAGCAGGAGTTACTACTCCATATGAAGCTATTACATTAGCTATACCTGGAACTTCACTTACATATGTATATGGAGGTGTAGATGCTAATTCAGCTATAGCTACAACATTACCTGTAATAAATGCTCCTATCATTGTTTATGATAAGTCTAAGACTATGGAACAACAGGATCAAAGACTTATTAAAGGTAATCTTGAAGAAAAGACTATTAATCATAGTGTATGGCAAAGAGCTGCTAATCTTATTAAATCAAGATATGTTACTAAACCTATTAAATATCTAGGTAATTCTAGTGTATTTTCAGGTGATTACTATGTAGATAATAGAACATATATGCGTGATGAAGTATATGCTATATCTATTAGTGGAAGAT